GAGCAGCCAGCGGGCACGCGCATCAAGCGGGACGGGGACGGGGCTCATGTGCGGCCGCCTTTGCGGTTACCGCCGGGCTTGTACGCGGCTCCTGCTGCCCTGTCGGCGATCCGGGTGTACCGGCCGCGGGTAGCGCGGTCCCGGCGTGCCTGCTCGGCCATGGCGCCCTTGACAGCATCGGTGAACGCCTTGCCGCGGTATCCCCTCGGGGCAGCCCGGCCCCCCGGACCCGCATCCGCAGCCGGGTCCAGGGGGCTCGCTGCCGCGTCCCGCTCCGGCGCCCGGCTGGCCGGTCCGCGCGCATCCGCAAGCGGGTACGAGAGGACGGGGACCCCGGTGGTGTCAGGAGTGGGGGTGGGGTCCCCGTGCACGGCCGGGATGACCGTGCCGTCTTCGGGGTGTTCCTGGCCGTTCATGCTGCCTCATCCCCTGCTGTCCTGGTCTCGGTGTCGGCGCGGACAGCGGCGATCATCGCCTCGTCCTGTGCGCGCTCCCGGCGCCTGGCAGCGGTTGCCTGGAGGACGAACCCGGCCGCGGCAAGCGCGCAGGCGGCGGCCACGAGGGCGAGCTGGTGACGCAACACGAACCCGGTCACGACCCGCACCCCCGCCCCTCGTCGGCAGCCTGCTTGTCGCTGAGTTCCTTGGCGTAGCCGCGCACCGTCCGGGGAGCTACCTGCATCCGCTCGGCGATCTGCCGGTAGGTCAAGCCTGGTTCGGCTGCCCGGATCTCCTGGTATTGCCTCACCCGCCGCTGGTGCCGTTCGCGGCTGGCTTCAGCGCCCGACCCGGCCGTCTCGGGTTCGGGCGCGGTGCTGGTGTCCCAGGTGGCCGGGTCGTACGGCCAGCCCGCAGGCCGCCGCTGGTGTCGCCACCCGCTGGTGCCGGTGAGCGCCCGCGGGCCGGGAACGATGCTGCCCATGCCGACGGGGGTCCCCTGGATGCTCCTCACGACGCCGCCCGCCGCTGCCAGGCGTCCCGGGCTGTCCGTTTGAGCGCGGCGAGGACGGCCGGGTCCTCACCCCCGGGCCGGGTCCCGGTGGCTACGAGGTCACCGAACCGGGCGCGGATCTGGAGGAGCGGCGACCCGCCCCGGATCCGCCCCACGGCCAGGACACGCCGCCCCGGACCGTGGGCGGACGGACCCGCCAACTCGATGCGGAACGGGACTTCGGGGGCGTTCACGCCGCCTCCTCTTCGCTGCTGCTGGCGTCCGGCTCCGGGCAAGGTCGGGAGGACCGGGCGAGCACCGGGCCGAGCAGCAGGCCCACGGCGACGGCTACGACTGCCCATACGGCCAGCCCGGCGAGGACCAGGAGCAGGACAGCGATCACGGCCGGGCCTCCCGGTCTCCCAGCTCGGCGGCTACGTGGTCGTAGAACGCGCCGTGCTCGAGCACCTCGGCCACGTCCGGGGGTGTGGGCGCTTCGGGGTGGCCGGGGGCCATCCCGGCTTCGTGGCGGGCTCGTGCTTCCCACCGCACCCGGGCTAGCCATTCGACCTGCCGGCGCCGTCCGGCTGACCGGCGTACTCCGCGCGCCGCGAACCACACCGCGGCGATCAGCGCGAGCGCGCCTAGCCGGACCAGGCTCCCCGCCATATCCCTGTCCCTTCTCATGCGGCTTGGCCGCCTTCCGTGTACCGTTCGCACACGTCCCGCCCCTGGCAGCACAACCCGGAGTGCTTCAGCAGCCCCGCCCGGTACGCCCAGTCAGGCCCGAGCTGGATCTCCTGGTGGCATTCGCGGGCCAGCGCCTTGACGTTGGCCGGGTCGGTGATGGATCCGCCGCGGGCGCGGGTCAGGATCTCGTGGCCGTCGTCGGCTCGCCGGTCGCATTCCGGGCGGCCGCACTCGCACATCACGGTCCCGTCGCGCCGGTCGGGCCAGCGCTGGTCGGCCATCGCGGCGCGTTCCCGGTTCTCCCGCCGCCGCCTGTCGCTGACGGGGCCGATCGGCGTCCGGCTGGCCAGGCGCAGCACGGGCGCCGGCTTCGGCCTGACGAGGTGCCATCTGCCGCAACCCGCCCGGCACGCCTCGGCCGTCACCCCGCTCCCCTGCCCGGCCTTGGACCGCAGCGCCTCGTCCTCGCTGCCGTACTGCTTCCCGCACCGCCTCACGGCTGCCTCCGCTTCAGCGACCACAGCGTCAGCCCGGCTATGTTCAGCAGCGCCGCCACATGCCGCCCGATCGCGTCCCCGTCGTCCGGCAGCGCGCCGAGCAGCGCCTCACACGACGGCAGGTCCAGGGCGGCGCGGGCGGCGATGAACCGGCCCGCCCACCGCACCTCCACCGGCACGTCCCCCGCGTCCGTGGCGATCTCACCGGACTGGGCGTTGACCCACCCGGGCCGGACCGGCGCGTCGTCGGGGGTGCCGGTGACCTGCCGGTAGGCGTCGACCAGGGTGTCTGTCCAGGCGTGGATGGCCAGCATGACCCCCTCGCCGCCGAGCTCGTCGCTGAGCGCCTGGACCGCTCGGGCGGCGCGGGTGTGGTCCTCGCGCATCGCGGAGCGGAGCGCGTCGGCGGCTAGCTGGAGGCCGCGCGCCCGCCGGGAGTCCCCGGCGGGCGTCATCTCAGCGGGACTAGTCATATCTGCGCCAGGGCCATCGCTCGGGCCGTCGCCGGGTGCGCCAGCGCGGCTAGGTCGTCACCCTCGGGGCTGTCGTTCTCGGCGTCCTCGTCGGTGTCCAGGTCGTCGCCGTCCGGCACGTACTTGTTGATCCACGCCACGGCGGACGGGTCCAGGACGTACTCGGCGCGGGTCAGCGCGACGTACAGCAGCATCGCGAGGTCGCGGGGGATCTTCGGCAGCGACCCCGCGGGCGCGTCCGGGTCCTTCTTCGGCTCCAGGAAGTCCCCGGCGATCTCCACCAGCCGCCACTGAAGGCCCTTAGCGCCGTGCGCGGTGGAGATCAGCACGTCATACGCGCCGCCCTTGGCGGCCGAGCCGATCTCGGACAGGATCACGAACAGCTCATCCACGCCGTACTGGTCCACGAGGTCCACGAACTGCTTGAGGTCCGCGCCGTCCGCCTCGTTCGCCACGTAGTCCTGCACCATGCCCCAGGTGGCGAACCCCATCAGGTCCGGGTGCTCGGACGGCCGGCCGGCCTTGATGTCCGCGGCACCCTTGGTCAGCGCGATCAGATCACCGGTCCCCTTGGGGAACGCGACCTTGAGTCCGTCGCTCATCGCGGCGATAGCGCGGCGCAGCGCCTCGGCGTTGGTCCGGCACAGCACCGCGTCAGCCGTCTTGCCGGGGATCGCCCCGACCCGCGACTGGATCTTCTCGAACCCGCGCAGCGGCAGCGGCGCGCCGAGGATCTGGAGGAGCTTGCCGCCTTCGCGGGCGATCTCCGGGCCGAACCGGAACGACTGGGTGAGCGACAGGACGGTCACGCCGGGCTGGCGGGCAAAGTCGGCCATCGCGTCGGTCGCGCCGCGCCACCCGTAGATCGCCTGGAAGGTGTCCCCGACCATGACGAGCTGGGTGCCGTACCGGGCCTGCTCGCGGATCAGCTGAGCAACTGCCGGATTAGAATCTTGCGCCTCATCGAGGGTGATCACGTCGCCGGGCAGCTGCGGGTGGGTCAGGCAGTACGCCTTGAGGTAGTAGTCGTGTTCCATCGGGACCCGGCCGGCCGCCTGGGTGATGTCCCGGTCCCACACCTTCTGCGCGATCGGGGGGACGAGCACTTGCAGCGCGGCGATCTCGTCCTCGTCGGTGAACCGCTTGAGGTCGCGGGGGACGTGGTGGCGGGTGATCTTCTCGTCCGCGGAGTAGCAGAACCGCATGATCGTCGCCTTGACGACGGACGCAAGCTGCCCGGGGGCCAGCACCCGGTCATCGGTGAGCCGGGCCGGGGTGGTGATGCCCATCAGCTTGGCCAGTTCGATGCCGCGGATGTACTTGGGTCCGCCGATCCGCTGGGCCATGTGGATCATCGGCCGGTAGGCGAGGCCGTGGCTGGTGTAGCAGCGGGCGTTGACGGGGAACGAGTCGGCGGCTTCGCGCTTGGCGGCGGCGTTGTAGGCGACGTAGACGAACCGGCGGCGGGGGTCGGCCTGGGCGAGCATCCGCAGCATCGTGGTCTTGCCGGTGCCGGCGTAGGCGTTGACGACGAGGTTCTGGCGCTTCTCGTAGGCGCGGATGATGGCCTGCTGCTCGTCGGTGGGGGGGTGGGTCACGGCGTCCTCCATAAGTTGGTCCCGCTTACAGGGACAAACTTACTGACGCCGGTAACCAACGTCAATACGTATCCGCGAACTTGTGACCAGGGCCGGACCCGGCCGGGGCACGCGCCCCGGCCGGACCCGCAACCACCCGTCATCACGCCGCGTCCGCCCGCGATGGCAGCCCGGCCAGCTTCACCTCAACCGCGGCAGTGACCTGCTCATACCGGGCGTTGTCGATCTCCCCCGCGGCGAGGAGTTCCCCGGCCTCGGCGATGACCGTCGCGCCGTCGTCGTCGCTGGTGATCTCGTCCAGCTTCGGTGCCCACGGGTCATCCGGGTCCAGGACCACGGCCCCGGCCTGCTGCGGCTGGGCTGCGGCGGCGGGCGGCACCGCAGCGACCCGCGCGGGTTGCTGCGGTCCGGCGGCCGCCCGGCGCTTGGCTCCCTCCCGCTTGAGGGTCTCCAGCAGCAGTTCCCCGTCGACCTCGATGGCGGGGAACTGCCGGCGCACGACCGGCCACAGTTCGGCGATCCGCTCGGCCGTCGTCTCCGGGCGCATCACCTCGTCGCGGATCTGCTCCGGGGTCAACTCCTGCCGGAACTCGGTGAACTCCGGGACCGCGGCATTGGACGCGTTGAGCTTGATCCGGTCGAAGATCAGCCGTTCCAGCGTCCAGTCCTTCGGCATCTGCTCGGGCGGGTCATCGGGCATGATCCCGTCCTTGACGCTGGCCAGGCTGATCAGCAGCGGCCTGGCTCCCCGCGCGAGCCGGACATGCACCGAAGCGTCGTAAACCAGGTTGTTCTCGGCCTCGACGCTCCACGTCGTCTTGCCCGCGACCGGCTGGCCGTTGTGGAACAGCGTGACCTCGCGGCCCCTGGCGATCATCACGACGATCCCGGGGAAGGTCAGCACGTTCCGTATCACGTCCTGCCGCCACCGGGCACGCTTGTCGTTGT